ATTATTTTTTAGCTGTTTTTGCAGAGTCTCTAAATGCTTGTGCAGTAGGAGCACCCTTTGTCCCAGGTTTTCTCATACGCTCACCTGATCCTTTAGCAATTCTTTTTCTTTTAGCATGTATGTTAGCGTAAAGCCCACGCTTTATTTCTTCTAACTGAACTTGTTCCGGTACACAATTTGGAACTTGTTTTCCGTTCTTCATTTTAGTGCCGATCATTTTATAATCATCCCAACAAGGATCGGGACCTTTCATTTTTTTAGCTTCAGACACTTCTTTATGATATGCTGTGGCACGATATGTTCCAGGCTTTTCTCCTGGAGTAAATTCATATCTACTTGTAGTTCTTGGCAGTTCTTTATCTGTATAAGTTTCACCATACTTTTTTTGCATCATAGCTTTTCTTGCATTCGAATCTGCAAGATCTTTTGCCATTTGCATATCTTTGCTAACGCCTGTACCTGAGTACTCGTTGCTATTTTCATTTACAAAATCAGAATTGGTTTCCTCAGACATTGTTGCCTGCATATAATTAGCAACTGTAGAAACATAATCTTCAGCCAAAGTTATTTTTGATTGGCACCATTCTGGAAGATTCGTATTAGGTTTTAACATATCATGCACTGACTTTGCATTGTGCATAATAGAACGCAAATCCGACATTGCCATATCACCTTCATAATCATATTCACCTTTATCCTCACGCGAATCACTTTCCTTCATGAAATTCGGATTCTTTTCTTTATACTTATCTGGAGTTAAAACAGGAATAGGTTTTCCTGCCTTATTCACAACTTCGCCTGCGTCTAAATCTTGTCTATCCTGAGCCATCTTCACTCGTTTATCCAATTGAGCTTTGTGTTCAGGATCTTTTTGCCATTGCGGATTGTCACGCATGGCCTTAAGCTGATCTAACTGCGATGCTTCAGAAACACCATATTTCTTTTTGATTTCAGACTGCTTGGTCATTCTTTCAGCATCGTCTTTGATGTCATACGCTTTACCCATTTCCTTATAATATTCTGGATTGGGTAGTTTAGACTTTTGTCTTAACTTTTGCTGAATGCCATACAATTTACTCTGAGCTGAACCTTCCTCAATCTGAACTGCTTCTTTAGCTAGTTTGTCTACCGCACGGCTAATACCTTTATCAACTTCTTCTTTGACTGTACCAACGTGTTCAGCACCATGCACTCGATAGCCTTGCTTGCTGAAATGTTTTTTAGCTTTTTCAACCGAGGATTCTTTGTCGCCGCTGATGCGTACGAACTTCTGCATCTTTTCGTTGCGTTTGCTGACCATGGCGTGATTGGGATCAGTAACGGTAACCTGAACTCGCTGTTTTTCTTCATCGACCTGTTCAGCTTCTTCATTTCGTTTCGCAGCATACGATGCGCCAAGTGCCATACGAATACGTTCCTTCTTGCTTTTACCGGCAAATTTAGGATTATCGCTATGCACAAAATCCGATATCCACTCGCCTGTGGGGTCGGATGCTTTTAGCTTTTCTAAAAGAGATTCTTCTCGTATAGAATTAAACTTTTTCATTTTTTATTATCTTTTTTAGGTTCGGGTTTATTATCATCTTGCTTTGGCTCAGACATTTCTCTTCCCATTTCGCCAGTAAAAACTTTACCAACAAACTTAGCAGCTTGCATAATCTTATCTGTTACTGAATTTTGTTCACCAAGATCGGCTGCAACTTCTTGTTTTCTTGTTTCCAAAGAGTCGCTTAGTTTACTTGCAAATGCTGCCTCAAAATTCTTTAGCGCATCTGATTCTTTATTTGATAGAATATTGTCTACCATATCTCTAATTGGGTTGTCCATCCTAACTCCTTATTGTCCTGGCGCCGCTGGCTGTTCCATATTTATGGCTGCTGGGGGCGGTTCACTTTCAATCTCTTCTTTCATATTTTGAATGTCCTTATCTGACATTCTTAAAATATTCTTCATTATAAATCTTTGACTAAAATATGTTCCTACGTAGGGCTGTGCCATATTTAATAAGTCAATTTGATTTCTATAATTCTCAGCAGACTTCATTTCCTCAAAGTATTGATCCTGTGCATATTTGTACTGAATCTTTTCTTTAATCATTTCCCAATCTTTATCATTGATAACACCTTTTAGAACTAGTTGAGTTCTTAAAAGATCATCAAATAATACATTAAACTTTTTACGAAGTCTTGATACAAATTTTGCAAACTTTAATTCATCTCTGGTAATTTCAGTGGCTCTGCCAAAAGAAATGCCCTGCTGAGGCTGCATTCTAGAAACAGGAACATTTAATGCTTGATATAACTTATTCTGAAAATAATTTACATCATCAATCTGTCCTAAGCTTTCGCCTCCAGGAAGAGTACTGATTTCTGTACCTTTTCCACCTTCTCTACGAGGCAACCAGAAATCTTCAAGCATAGACATAAACTTTCTATCGTCTCTAATCTCACCAGTATTAGAGTCGTATACAATCTTATTTCTATAGCGAGCCATAATATCTTTTAGATATTGTTCGGCTTTAATCTTTGGCAAATTGCCTACGTCAATATAAAATATTCTTCTTTCAGGTGCTCTAGCTAATCTATAAATTACTACAGCATCTTCCATCATCTTTAATTGATTGACGGGCTTAATTGCTTTATGTAAATGCCCAAGGACCGCATTCTTTTCTAAATCCATAAGCCCAGATGGGGCATATGCAATTGCATCTGTCGAAATTCTTAATCCCTGGTTTACTGTAGAAGAATAAGAAAAATTTGGGTTATAATTTATACCCTTATCATTATAAATGAAGTATTCATCAATGCTGACAATCTTATCAATATTTGTGTCTTTATCTTTTTCTTTTTTTATTTCTCTAATTTTTCTTATTTTTCTCGGATCTAATTGTAATAGATCTACAATCCCTCTTCTGGGATTTTTCATATCTATAATTTTTTGATAGTATAATCTACCATCAATATACCATCTTCTAAAGATATCATGACCTTTATTATTAAATTCTAATAGTTGTAGAATTTTATCAAATTCATTTTCTATAGAATTTTTAATATCATCGGCGATATCTAAATTATCTAGATTGACTCTTACTGCCTGTTCATCATCCACTGCAGCAATAGACTCAGTAACAATTTCATCCACTGCGGCAGAACAATCCGAATATGCAGAAGCTTCTCTGTATCTCGTAATTAATTCCGCCTCAGATTTTGCAGTAGCATCTAAATCAACATAGGTACCAAAATATCCTCCAGCATTAAAACCGCTGGTTTGAATAGTAGTGGCACCGTCTTCAGGAATAGGAGTAGCAAACTCCTGATTCTTTTTATCTATTTGCTCTTCTTCACGAGAAATAGTATAACCAAATAGTTTAATCGCCATTATTTAATCACTTATAATTAAATACTAAATCCGCCCAGCGAAGTAATTGAATTAATCAACTGGCTAGCTGGTGTATTAGTAAATTCAAAATGCTGATATTGAAAAGATACTTGGAAAGAAGATATCTGATCATTAGTGCCGAAGTCTAAAGGTACCGCACTTATATCAGTTGGGAAAACACCAAACAACTTATACTGTTTTAAAACTGCTCCGTTTCTATCTAACTGGGATATAAACATATCTGTTTGATATTGCGAAGGCTGTAAAGCACCGGTTTTGTTTCTCACATTTTCAATACCATTCATCCACTGCTCTAAAGCAGTTCTGATAGTGAATTGAGCATCATTTAAAACTGTGCATGCAAAAGGTGCGAACTCTCGATCGCCTGCCATTTTAATCAATCTACCTCTGTAATAAACCGGGGTCACGCCTATGGCCTGACCCGGTAGTTCTGAAGCAGTTACTAAAAATGGCGCTTTGTTTACTGCACTTCCTCTTGAAACAACATAATTAGGAAATGTTAATTGAACAGCAAATTGATTGGGTCTCGCTCCGCCGTTCGTTAACTCCGCCTTAAATCTGTCTACATTAAATGGGATTGCCATTTCTTTATACTCCTATTAAGCGCCTACTTCTTCGAACGATATACCCGATCTTGTAGCGATGAAATTCAACTGAATGTAATTAATTGCTCTTGCAGGTTTGATGAAAATGTCTGCAACGAATTCATTACGATCAATTACCTCTGGGGTATTATTTGTATCATCGCATATTACACGGAAATCTGTAATGCCTCGACGACCTTGAACATCTCTTAGGAAAGGCTCAACTAGATTTCTAAACTGTGCTTGTGTGAACGCATCGTTAAACTCGAACAATTGGAACTTAGCTGCGGTTGCAATTGCTTTTTCGAGGACAATGAACAATCTGCGAACATTGATTCTGTCAAATG